AAACAGCCCGACGATCTCTTAATCTGATGTTTGCTGACTGGGCTAACAGAGGTCTTAACCTGTGGACAGTTAAGCAGGGCACACAAGCTTTGACATCTGGCACAGCCACATACACATTTACCGCAGATTATACAGATTTACTGGAAGTGGTAATACGACGCAGTGGCACAGACTTTGAGTTGTCACGGATGTCAAGAGGTGATTATTTAACTCTTCCCACAAAAACAACGGAAGGTCGTCCGAGTCAGTATTACTACAACCGTCAAACATTGCCGCAGGTAATACTATGGCCTACTCCAGAAAACTCTACGGACACCTTAGTTTATTATTATGTGCAGCGGATGGATGATGCCGATACTTTGGTAAACACAGCAGACGCTCCGTTTCGTTTTTACCCCTGTATGGTAGCTGGTTTAGCCTACTATATAGCTATGAAAAAAGCTCCCGATAGAATTCAACTTTTAAAGGCTGTGTATGAGGAAGAATTTCAACGTGCAGCAGATGAGGACGAGGACAGGGTGCCGCTGAAACTTCAGCCAAGTATTCAATATCTTCGGGTTAATTAATGGCAAGACATGCATCTGGTAAAAGGGCTTGGGGTCTTTCGGATCGTTCCGGGTTCCGGTATCGCCTTGCAGAAATGATTGTTGAGTGGAATGGTCTCAAGGTTGGCCCAGACGAGTATGAGATTAAACATCCACAATTAAATCCTCGCAGGGTAGGCCCTGACCCTCAAGCTTTGTTTCAACCTAGACCAGATACTGCTACTGAAGAGGCTGGTCAAGTTCTCCTGATGATGAACCCTTTTCAATCAGGTAGCGCTGGTTCTTCTGTAATTACTGTGTTTGAACCTTCACATGGTCGAAGTACATCCAATGTTGTTATTTTTCGTAAGACACAAGCGTTTGACGGTTTTTCAAAAACCGCGTTAGAAAAAGCTGCGGGGTATACAATTACTGTCGTTGATGCTAACTCATACACAATTACAATTACTGGAGAAACAGCAACCACTGGTGGCATAAGAGGTGGCGGTGGCGTTGCAACCGCTGCTGCTGGTGTAGCAACAACATCATCGACGTTTGATTCGATAAGTGTTACATTCGATTCGGCAAGCAAGACTTTTGACGAGGCTTAAATGGCAAAACAAGCAGTAGGAATTGGATCATCAGCGAATGACGGAACGGGTGATACCCTTCGTGCAGGCGCAGATAAGATAAACGACAACTTCGATGAGATCTACAATGCGTTAGGTAACGGAACCACGCTTACAGATATTATCGACACAAACGGTGTTCTTGACGTAAGTCAAGGCGCGAACAAGATCGTTTTCTACTATGCAGCTTTTAGTGATCTACCCAGTGCATCAACATATCATGGGGCCATTGCTCATGTTCATGCGCTCGGAGGGATGTATTTTGCCCACGGCGGTAATTGGCTGCGCTTGAATGATGAGGTAAGCGGCCCTGTAACCAAATACACCGCTGGCGTTAATGGCTCTAGCGCATATACATTTACTGGTCCCGGGGCAACTTCAGGTAACAACCCGAACTTTACCTTCTACAAGGGTCACACATATTTGATTGACAATACAGCTAATGTATCAAGCCATCCTTTGCAAATCAGGACATCTAATGGCGGGTCTGCTTTTACAACAGGGGTGACAGACAACTACAATTCTACCACCGGGTTGACGCAGTTTATTGTCCCGCATGAACCAAGCGATTCATCTTTGGTGTATCAGTGCACTAACCATAGCGCTATGGTCGGCAATATAACAATAGTATAGTGAGCAAGTGACATGTCATTTACATACACAGAGCTACAAGACGCGATAAAGAATTTTACAGAAAACGAGGAAACTTCTTTTGTAACTAATCTGCCTGTGTTTATTCGTGGCGCGGAAGACCGTATCTCTACACTGGTTGATTTAGAGTTATTCAGAAAGAATGCTACATCACAACTTACAGCTAGTGACCCTTATCTAAATGTGCCTACCGATTATTTAGCACCTTTTTCTTTTCAAATCACAACAGCTAATTATAAAGCGTTTTTAGACTTCAAAGATGTAAACTTTGTTCAACGGTATTCAATAGATTATGGCAGCAATGCTGTCCCAAAATACTATGGTATTTTTGATGTAGATAATTTTATTGTGGGTCCTACACCGGATCAGGCATATACAGTAGAGCTTCATTATTACTACAGGCCAGCCAGTATTACGGCTGGAGCGGGGTCAGGGAATACTTGGCTCAGTACTAATGCTCCTAATGCCCTTCTTTACGGTTCTCTTGTAGAAGCGTATACTTACATGAAGGGTGAACAGGACATGATGCAACTGTATGAACAAAGGTTCATGCAGGAAATACAACGACTAAAGGATTTGGCTGAAGCTAGAGAGAATAGTGATGCCTACAGGAGAGGTCTACCTGATAGGCCACGCACTTAAACAGGAGTAAGAACGATGGCAACATCAAACGCAGCAACCAATTACCTAGAGAGAAGGGTTCTTGACTTCATATTTAAGAACAACTCACTCTCTTTTGCTACGCCAAATAACGATATATATGTTGGCCTAGCAACCGCCGTGTCAAACGCGGAGGCTGGAAATGTAACAGAAGTACAAGTAGACACAGACGATGCTAACTATACAAGACAGCAAGTCACCGCAGCAAACTGGAAACAGTCAACAACAACCGTAGCCGTTGCTCTGACAAACAGTGCAACAGAAGTGATACTAACAGACGCAGAAGCGTTCCCGTCATCTGGCGCTGTTGTTATTGGTGATGAGATCATTACCTACACTGGTAAAGATACCACAGCCACGGCAAATACAAACGGTGCGGTTAGCTCATCAGCTAACGTAGCGGTTGATGGAAACAGCGGCACTATCACTGTTGGTATGGTTGTTACTGGCACAGGCATATCTGGCACAGTCAGAGTGGCTACTGTCACAAACCAAAACAACATTGTTTTGAGTTCTGCAGTTTCAATTAGTGATAATGTGGCACTAAGTTTTGACGGCACAAACACTCTTACAGGTGGCACACGAGGAACATCTAGCACAACTGCCGCCGCGCATAGCGTATCAGACGTTGCTGTTTGTGACACTCAGCGAGTGATAAACGACAACAATGTTGAGTTTGCAGCAGCCGCTGGAACGGCCTCTACTTACACCGTTACCCACGCTTTTGTTGCAGACAAGAACATTGCCACAGCAACAGTCAATGGCGCAGTTAGTTCATCAGCTAATGTGACTGTTGATGCAAATAACGGAACAATCGTTGTAGGCGATGTTGTTACCGGGACCGGGATCAGTGGTGTCGTGCGAGTAGCTACAGTAAATAGCCAAACCAGCATTGTTCTGGATACTGCTGTGTCAATCTCAGACAATGTGCTGCTGACTTTCGACGGTTCCAACAAGCTGTTTATTGGAGCATTGGACGCAAGTAAGACAATAGCGGTTGGAGATATATTCCGTATTAACGCAGGGAACCTGTCAATAGAGTTGAAGTAATGCCTCTTGTACTTAAAGATCGCGTCAAAGAGACGACCACAACTACGGGCACTGGCACATATACATTAGCTGGTGCTTTGACTGGTTTTGAAGCTTTTAGTCAAGTGGGTGACGGTAATACGACCTATTACACTTGCACTGACGGCACTGACTTTGAGACAGGAATTGGGACTTTTACTTTATCTGGGACGACTCTTGCTCGTACCACCATATTGCAGTCTAGCAATTCAGATAGTGCCGTTAATTGGTCGTCTGGTACTAGAACAATATTTTGTACGTTGCCAGCAGAAAAGATGATATTTAATGATGCAACTGGTAGCGCTGTTAACTTCACAGATAACTCGCTAGCATTTGCGATAGCGTTAGGATAAGGAAATGGCAAACGCATTTAAAACATTCACGGCGCAAAACATTGATACGTCATCGTCTAAAGCTACCTTGTACACTTGTCCAAGTTCTACAGAGACGACAATCATTGGCCTTAACATCGCTAACATATTGACAGTCTCAATTACGGTTACAGTCGAGCTACTGGACGGTGGAAGCACCATTACTCATGTAGTTAAAGATGCAATTGTGCCTGTTGGATCATCTCTGGTGGCGGTTGGAGGCCCTCAAAAAATTGTTATGAACGCCACTGACGTATTAAAGGTTTATGGGTCACAGGCTAACTGCTGTGATGCGGTTCTGAGCGTGTTGGAGATTACCTAATGGCACTCGGCACTATTGACACTAACCAGATTGCAAGCGAAGCAGTTACTGTACCGAAGGTCACTGACCAAGTTTTGTCTAACAGAAATTTCATCATCAATGGCGATATGCAGGTTTGGCAAAGAGCCACCGCAGCCACAACCGTGACTAACGCTTATGCTACTGTAGACCGCTACAAATTCACAGAAAATACTAGTGGTGCTTTTAGCAGTGAAAGGTCTACTGATACACCCACAGGAACAGGTTATTCATTAAAGTTACAAGTTACAACCGCTGACACAAGCATGGCGGCAGGGGACTATGCTTACGTGGTTCAAGTCATTGAAGCACAAAATCTTCAACCCTTACAGTACGGAACATCATCTGCAAAAACACTAACACTTTCGTTTTGGGTAAAGTCTAGTCTTACTGGCACTTACTCAGTGGCTTTAGGAAAAGTAGATAATACAGTTTATATATTTGTGCATGAGTACACTATTTCACAGGCAAATACTTGGGAAAAGAAAACCATTACTATAAGCCCTACGGCTGGCAGCACTTCATTTATAACATCTGCTGCTGGTGCAATTGATAATGATAATGGAACAGGGTTGGCTCTTTATTGGTGGTTATGTTCAGGTACAGATTTAAATGGTGGGACAAGTAATGCTTGGTCTAGTACCACTACACATTACACCACAACAAATATCGTTAACTGGTTT